AAATTGATATTGCAATTTTGGATAATATTTATTACACATTTCACTATATATCACCTTATCCCTGGTAGCACGACCAAAAAGAATATTTAATATATCAACCATTATTTTATCATCTACAGTCCCCTCATTAGACTTGGCTAACTCTTCTTGACTCTCCAGTATTTCCGATATCTGATGAAATAACACGACTTTAAAGTGGTCTACTTCGAGTTGTGTAAAGTCGTCAAATGTTTGCTCGATATTAGTAAATTTAGCTTGCATGGTCTCAATATGCTTGCCGACCGACATATTATTATCATTGGCTGATTTAATTAATTTGAAATACGCTTCCTCGTCTATATCTAATTTAACTATGCTCATATTATCCCCTTTCCGATTTTAATCTAATTATCTGTTTTTAAGCTTCAGGTAAAAGAAGCTTATTAAAAATACCATTGTAACAAATAAAAATGAAATGTTTCTAGTTATATCAAATAGTATTATAGATGCCAAGCCTAAAATAGATATTACTAATGTTTTATTGTTTTTCATTTCATATTTTTTTTGTAAAAACAACTCTGTGATACTATATAAAATTCATATTGATACTATTTTGATTCTATGGCATTTGGAAATGCCTAATTTTATATGTTTTTGGTGGTTTATTTAACATTATTTAACACTCGTTAATAAATATTGATTTAAAAACCTTAATAGAGCTAACTAATGTAAATATTAGCTTTAAATAAAGCAGTATCAACCATGCAAGGATTTTTAATATTAATTTGATACTGTTTTGATACTAATATTTTTTATTTTTTAACTCCTTATCACTCTCTTTTTTTAAATCATTGATAGCTTGAGCAACTTCAATATCATGATTTTGATATGCGTGAGCATATACTTTTAGGGTGATGGCTGGGTTACTATGTCCAAGTCTTTTACTAACACTTACTAAGTCAATGTTATTTTTCAACAAATAGGATGCATGTGAATGCCTTAGATCATGTGCAGTCACTTTTGGCAAACCATAACTATATCTATCAAGATAATATCTAAAATTTGATGGATTATCAAAGCTTAAAAGCCTATCTGAAGGGTCAGGCTTATATTTCATATCTATTAGCTTGTGGACCATCTCAGCAAGGAATTCTGGCATTGTAACATCTCTCGTACTAGAATTTGTTTTTGGTGTAGATGTAATCCTGTGTATATAACTATATGTTTTAGTTATGGTAATTACAGCTCCTTTAATGTCTCCAACAGTAAGAGCTAGAAGTTCACCATCTCTTAGCCCTAGCCAGAACAGCATTGAAAAGGCTACATAGTACTCAAAATTATCAATCCTGGATAGGAAGATGTCAAATTGTTCTGGAGTCCATATATTTCTTTTATCTACTGTTGTACGAAAACCTCTAAATTTTTCAACATTTTTGATATTATAATACTCCTTACCCCAGTGAATACAAGCATTTATTTGTGCAATAACTCTATTACATGTTTTTTTACTTCGCCCTTCCTCAATCATATTATCAGTCATAGTCTTAATATCAATCGCTTCTATGTCTATAACCTTCATATTGCCAATGTAAGCATGAATAAACTGATTATAGTAATATTGTTTACCTATAAGGGTAGACTCTTTAAAAACACCCTCACAGTCCTTCATATACTCATCCCATAATATATGGAATTTAATATCGGAAGTTCCTTCTTTTTTTGCCTTATATTGATCTTCATATTCTTTAGCTGCTTTTTTAGTTTTAAAGCCTCTTTTAACTTTCTTTTTTCCTAAGCAATAAAAAGAGCAGTACCAGGTATTTCTTTCAATATCTTTATAAGCTGGCATTGAAATTTTCTCCTTTCTATGGTAAAATTTGTATTATAAATGGGCATAATAAATTATGCAGCTATTTGTGACTAAGAAGTAGTTAATCCGCCAAGATAGTGACTACTTCTTTTTTTGCAATTAATAAGTTTTATAAAAAATATAAATTAATATTCCACAGTTATCCCACATTTTTGAATTCATGTAGTAACGCATCCTTATCACTCCATATTAAAGGCTTTATATTGTATTCATTGAATGCATCAGTGTATTTGTCTGAAATATTTTTGTTTATGTCATTAATTAAAACAAAACATTTAGACTCTTTTTTCCTACTACCTTGAATATCTTCAAATGTAAAAATATGAGATTTAACCATATTAGAATCAATGTTATTTGCCAATTTAACAATGGCTTCAGTTTCCTTGCCAGGTAAAATTAAATCTATATTGTGATCTAACTTTGATTTCCCTGATATTTTTATATCTTCCAAATAAGTAATATCCTCTTTAGTGATATATTCTAAGACATCCTCTTGAAATGTACTTCTAACAGTAGTTCGATTCAATAGATACATGTCTTCGAGCTTTAGTAAACCTTGAATAAAAAAATGCTTATTCTTTGAGTAGTTACTCGCATTTGTTTTAATAATCAATTCATCATCAACTAAGTCTAAATGATATGAGCGAAGAATATACTCAAAGATTTGTTTTCTTTTGCCTTTTGATATATCTATTGATAATATGTCAAACTCATCCATAATAAATCCACCATCTGATATCTCTATAGTTCCATCAGGAAGTGGTTTGTGATAAATAAGGAGTGAGTCATTTCTATTATCCAGAAATGGAGTAACTTCTTCGAAATAATCACCAACATTATTTATTTTTGTGTTTTTTTTAAGCCAATCGTAGTAGCTTGTGATTATTTCTTTCATATCCTATCCTCCTTAAAAAGAATGTGTTTCAGTAATTTGTGGAACCGATATAACTTTTATAAATTCCAAATATGCCTTCAGAATAGAACATCTATCTTTAGGGTTTGGAAACAAATTTTTAAATTCATTTGAATCTAATGCATAAGCAAATTTTTCATCATATCCGTCTTTATAAATATGTATATGATCTGATGTTATAACAGTTCCATCAGGATTTACATGCCTTTGATTACCCAAATCAAGTCTAACAAGAACTTTATTACTTTGCTTATGTACAGTATTAATAGAAATCTTCTCTACATTCATTTTACCATAAGATAGGTATAAATTGTATGTATTTTTGCCATTATTGCTACTCAACTCTTCCTTAAATTTATATCCGTTTTTGCAGTTAAGATTTATAGTATGTATTTTTTTGCTGAATTTTTTTATTTCATATATAAGCTTTTCTATTTCCATTTACTCACCTATTTCAAAATTAATACAAGCCATATGACGAATTTTCCCTAAAATCCGTTGTATGGATTTTATATAACGAGTTTTTTTTGTTTTTTCATTATTTGCGTGCCATATCTAGTCTAAACTAACAATATATTTAACAACTTTACCAATAAGCCTTAAGCCTTCTGAATTCTCGTATTTAACTTCAATGGCAGTAAATGTATCATCAGTGCTATCAGGTTTAAATAAAATTCTCTGGTTTGCAGAGTCATTTATAAATCGCTTAACGCTGTAGGAGCCATTTTCAGAAAATACAACTATATCTCTATCCTTTATATCATGGATAGCATTTCTAGAAGTATCTACAATAATATAAGACCCATTAGGAATTATATTATTCATGGATTCTCCATTTATTTTTAGCAAAATAATATTTTTGCTTCTAGCATACTTCCCTAAAATTTTATCCGAAAGCGATATAAGTTCATATTCCTGGATAGCATCAATATTTTCTAGTGAACCAGCCGAAATTGATACGGGAAAATATTTATAAAGGTCAGCGTTATTAATAGAATTACCTTTCATAGAGGTATCGTCAAAATCAAGAACTTGTAAAGGAGATATATTTAAAGCATTTGCAAGAGAAACAATATTATTTTGTTTCATATTTGCTATATCTCCAGATTCCCAACGTGAAATGGTAGCTTCACTTACACCAACTATTAAAGAGAGTTCCTTCATTGTATATCCTAATTTTTTTCTAATATCCTTTATATTAGCCATATTTTCACCTCCTCTAGGAATATTATATCATTAGACTTTCATAAACGCAAGTGGACTATTAAAAAAAAATAAAAACTTGCGTAAATATATTGACACATTTAATGCTATGTTATATTATATAATTACAAACTTGTATAGACGCAAGTAGAAAGGAGGTAAACATATGACAAACACTAGTCTGTTAAAATATCATATAGCCAAATCAAATATTAAGGCAATTGATTTGGTAAAAATAATGGGGATTTCAGAAGCTACGTATTATCGTAAAGTGAATGGAAATAGTGAATTTACTAGAAATGAAATACAAGCTATAAAAGATACTCTTAACTTGTCTATGGATGATGTGGGAAAGATTTTTTTTAATCAAAAACTTGTGTAAATGCAAGATTGAATTTTAAAATCAGCTCCGACTGAAATCTAATCAGGGAGGATTGGGACATAAATGAAAAACCAGCCCAAAGGCTGGAAAGATTTGCTTACAAATATCTGATTAGAAATAAACGTATAAACATTAACAGCTCAATTGCTATAAATACAACATCCCAGCATATATCTGGGAACATGAATTCAAGAACAAGCTGAAAAATGTTTGACGTAAAAATCTGCACCAATATATTGCAGAAATCTTTTTTAAAAGATTGAGGTGGACCTCTAATTGTATTTATGTTTGTATAAGTTTGATGTTGAATTTTAGAAAGAGTTATTTCAAAATCAATCAGAGCTGGCTTTAATAAAAGAATTAACTTTCTAGCCATTTCTCGGAGTTTTTCATAAATATGTATAACCATTTTGCGAATTGGGTTGTATGCATCTGAAATTAAAACACTCACACACTCATTGATTGAATCAGTTATGGACTGATATAGCATTGAAATATCATTTCTATCAGTATCATTTACTAAAACAAGCACAATATCACCCCCTTCCTGATTAGATTTCAGCAGGAGCTGATAAGTAAATTATAACATAAGAGGAAGTAAAAAAAAGAAAGGATGAATAATATGGATAATTTAACAAAGAACAAAGACAAATTTACAGATTACTACAATGAAGATGAAATGCCAATAATCTTGGCAGAAGAAAAAATTTTAAATATCAAACCATATGTCAAAAAATATAGACAGGTCAGCTTATCAGGGCTTAATAAAACCTTAGCACTAGAAAAAGATTGGTATGTTTTAAAAATAAAAGCTGCACAGGCAGATAATGAAGATGCTCTATTTTTATTAGGCTATGCTCCAGAATTTGCAAAAAAAATAATAGAACTAACAAAAAAAACAACAGATATAGAAAAGAGCACAATTTAAATGACATGACTCAAAAAAAATTGCACTCTTTTGATTTTAATTAATACTTCGATTCTATGTAAATAATATGTGAAGTATCAAAGGATATTGATTTTGAACCAGATTTAAATTCTATGCTGGATGCTACCGTCCAATTATTTAAATGAGTTCTTCTAAGTGAATTAGGTGATGCAAAAAGAATATCATCAAATTCAAGCTCTTCAATGCTATTGGATTTGTTATCGTAATAAGAAATTGCTTGTACATCTGAAATTTCAATAATATCATCAATATCTTTTAACTTTACTTTGACATTCATAAAAAACACTCCTCTCTATAAACTCGGTTTTAAAAAACCTGTAATTCAATTATAGCATGTGGGGTGTACAAAATTATTAAAAATTTAAAAGTAATATAGGAGGTGTAAAAAGTGAATTATTATTTCGATGTAAACGACGTAATGAAAATTACTGGAAGAAAAAAAACAACTTGCTACGGACTGATAAAAAAACTTAATAAGGAATTGAACAAGATGGGAAAATTCACTGTCAATGGCAAGGTCCCAAGGAAATATTTTGAAGAAAGATTTGGATTAGAACAATAAGAGGTGTAGATATGAAAGAAATTGATGCTTTTCTAGGTGCTATCTGGTATGCCCTACTAATAGGGGTTGAATATATCAAAGTTGGCTGGGATAAATGGCAGAATATATAGCAAAATCTAGCAAAAGGAAGGTGAACATATGTTAATTAAGCAAGAGATTCAGGCAATTCAGGATCCTGACTATAAGTTTACTGTTGAGCATACACCTACAGGGTGGTTGATTATTTGTTATAAAAAAGATGAAATGACAGGCTTTTTCAAATGTATAGGAAAAGTAATGAATATATCAAGAAATTCAACAGGCTTTAAATCTTTAAAGAAATTTAAAGGGATTAGTAAAGAAGTGAAAATCAAATTACTGCAAATAGCATGTAATTATATGGATAAAGGGGTATCAGTATGATTTTAACATATAAAATCAAAAAAAATAGGACCCGCAAAAAGTCAAGCGAATCCAAAAAAATAATTGTTGTAAATATTGTAATACAAAATTCAAAGATAGTCAAGGGGAGGTGATTTCATGGCTGGATGGATAAAGGTTCATAGAAAAATTTTAAATTCTGAATTTTATAGAGGACTTACAGGCAGACAAAGAGATGTGATAATCACCTTACTACTCATGGTGAATCATGAGCCTAGGGAATGGATTTATAAAGGAGTGAAATATAAAACTGAGCCAGGACAATGTGTTACATCACTTCAAAAAATTGCAGATCGTTGTGGAAAAGACTGTACTCGTGAAGTTGTGCGTGCAACCATAAAACACGCAGAAAACGCACATTTCCTAACACACACAACACACACAACACACACAGTTATAAGTATTGAAAATTGGGAGAAGTATCAAGATGTTAACACAGAAAACACGCAAAGTGCACGCAACATAGACACAAAAAGCACCTGTGTTTTAAACACTAACAAGAATATAAGAAATAAAGAATATAGGAAGTATAGTCCTGACTCTGATGAGTTCAGGCTCTCTAATCTTCTTTATAGGCTCATAAAAGAGAATAATCCCAAGTTTAAAGAACCTAACCTGGATAACTGGTGTGGACATGTGGATAAAATGATTCGGTTAGACAAAAGGGCAGCTGATGATATTGAAGCAGTAATTAGATGGTGCCAGCAGGACGATTTTTGGCATAAAAATATACTATCAACAGATAAGTTGAGGAAGCAGTTTGATAAGCTTTACATGAATATCCCAAAAGATAAAAGGAATGTAATCCCATTTGCTAAAATAGGGGGTAATGATGATGGAATTGAATATTTCTAAAGAGTTAAATCACTATGAGTTAGAGGCAGGTGTAATAGGGGATATTATTGTGGATGCCCCGCTAATGATAATTGCAAATGACAATGGATTAAGCGAAGATGATTTTGGATTTGAGCATTTAAGTCAAATATATAAATGTATTCGAAAATTATATATTACAAAAAAGCCAATCGACATTATAAGCGTTAAAAATGAATGCGACAAAATGGGCCTAAATATTGATATGTCATATTTATCAGAACTTGTTAAATACTCCATAGGCAGTAATTTTGAATATAAAATTAAACTTATAAAAGAATTGGCTTGCAAAAGAGATGTATTGTATAGGCTTAAGTGTATAGGGCAAGATATGAATAAAAAGAGCTTATCAGATATTGAAAATGAGGTTAAATCTATATCAGATATATTTTCAGAGAAAGGAACTGTTGATGAACTTATCTTAGATGCATCGGAGATTGATTTGATTGATGATAGGGAAGGTCTTAAAACTGGGTTTAAAAAACTTGACAAGGTATTGAATGGACTAAAATTGGGGACATTGACAATATTGACTGGAGAGCCAAGTTCAGGAAAATCAACACTTTTAAATCAAATTATAGCAGAAAATATAAGTTCTGGAAACAAAGCTTTTATTTATTCTGGAGAACTAACAGGGTCAAATGTTCTTAGATGGTTCATAGATACTGTGGCAAATATTAACGATCTGCAAGAATATAAAAGCATGGGAGACACATATTATAGTGCAAATAACCATGGACAGTATGCTATTAAAGAATGGGTTAAAGATAGACTTTTTGTTTTCAATGAAAATAAGTCGCCCAGCATACCCAACATAACAATGACAATAGAATATTTAGTAAGGGTAAAGAATGTAAAACTGATTGTTATAGACAATTTAATGACGATAGACAGGGGGCAACTTGAGGAATTTGAAAAACAAAAAGAATTAGCTAAAATATTGAAAAATTTGGCGAAAAAATATAGAGTATCAGTTATTTTAGTCGCACACCCTAAAAAGAAACAAAACGCTAAAGAACCATATCATATGCATGATGTTAGCGGGGCATCTGAGGTTGTCAATCTTGCCGATTATGAAATATTAATATCAAGAGATATTGGTGAGGATAAAAATGGAAATAAGTATGATATTACAAAAGTTATAGTATTAAAAAATAGAATTACAGGCAAACAAAGAGCAAAATTTGATATTAATTTTGATGTTATGAGGAGAAGATTCTGGACAGATAAGGATGAATTAAATAAAGATTATGGATATGACAATATGACAGTTAAAAATCAAGTTAAGTTTGTTGAACTTGAAAACATTGCTGATGATGTGCCATTTTAGGAGAATTAGATATGGATGTAGTTGAGGAATATTTGAAGAACTTGAAAAGATTTGATGATGCAGAAAAGTATTTTGAGTCACTAAGCTATGAAGAACTTAAGGATATAGAATCTACAAAAGAATATGCTGCATTTTTGAAAATCTGGGCAAACCTTGAAAGGTTATACCCACTTGCAAAGGCAGCCGGATGTACCAGAATTAAATACTACGAAAGTTAGGTGATTATATGTGAAGGCTCCATGCTATAAGTGTGAACAGCGACATGTAAATTGTCATGACAATTGCTTGAAATATAAAGAGTATAGAAAAGAAAGGGAAGATGTTTATAAAAAGGCTAAGGAAAGTGTTGATTTAAGAGGATATTTTCAAGATGAACTTAATAAGAATATTTTTGGAAGGGGAAAGAAAAAATGATGGAATGGTTCTATAAGCGCAGGTGTAAAATTCATGCCTTGGCCCTAATTTGTAATTTTGGACTAGGTATGTTTGTGGGATATAGGGTAGTTGAGCACGAGGCAAGGACCTATATAGGGACAGTCATCAAAAAAGACTACCAGCCAAGTGAGATAAAATACGAAAGAAGAGACGAGTGGATTGATGGGAAATTAAAAGTTGTCAAGGTGCCTGAAAGGGCAGAAGAACAGTATTCTTTTTTACTAAAAGATGTTTTTGGAAGCCAAACAACAGTTTTTGTTACCAAAGAGGAGTACAGGCAGTTTGAAATCGGTGATAAATACAGGAGGTAGGATATATGAATGTGTTTGTTAGATATAAAGGAGCTATATTGTTTAGCCCAGATGCTATTTATTGTGAGGGAGTAATGATTAAAGCAAAAAAAGGACTAGACCACTATATATTGCGTGAATATGAAGATTCTCAATCTGCAGAAAAATTCATTTCTGAAATATGGCCTGAGTTGAAAAAATGTAAAGATGAAGTATTTATAAATATTGAATAAAAAAGGTGCTGGTTTTGAGTCAGAATTTTATATGAAAGATTAGGGGGTAGTAGCATGATAAAAAGAGAGTTGGCGGAACAGATAAGGGATGAAATGAGGGTGCTAGAGGGTGAAGACTATGACATGGTCAATAGCCCAGCACACTATAAGTTAGAGGGCTTAGATATAGAGTCTAAGGATGTTCTAAAATCAGTCTTAGGTACTAAAGGTTATGTACACTGGGCTTGTGGGAATGCTATGAAATACATCTTTAGGTGGGAAAAGAAAAACGGCCTTGAGGACTTAAAGAAGGCTAGGAAGAATCTTGATTTTGCAATCGAAACTTTGGAAGGTGTTGGGAGTGATATGGATCTAGATAATAATTTACAAACAATTACAGCGACTTACGCTGCATCTTATTTGGAAGAAGCAATATGCGGCATAGACAAATACATAGATATCTTACCGACTGATGATTATAAAGCACAAGTTATCGCAACAAAAAGATTGTATGGTGGATATTTAAAGAAATTAAAAGAGTGGCTTGAAAGTCAGGGAAAATAGAGAGGTTAAAAAATGAACAACGAGATTAGAAAATTAATAGATGACAACTGGGAAGATATAAAAGAACTGATAGCCCAAAAAACAGAGGCAGAGCAGAAGCCTAAGACGATATGGGATTTAGATACTGTAAATAGAGTAGAAGAATATTATTACATAACTGAAGACGGAAAAATTAAAACAACTCACTTTGATAGATTTATTGATGAAAAAAATAGAATTTTAGGGAATGCATTTTTAACTAAAGTGGAAGCTGAATTTGAACTTGAAAGACGTAAGCTAGAGGCAATTATGAGGAAGTATAGCAGACCATTTAAAAATGGTGAATGCAATTATATGGTTGTATGTGATACTGAAGATAACATGACGTTTATACGTGTGGCACAATTTCACTATTTAGGTGGTCCAGTCTTTGCAAGCGAAGAAATAGCCCAAAAGGTAATTGATGAAATTGGAGAAGAAAGACTTATAAAATACTGGTTTGGAGTTACTGAATAGGGGGCGATTTTATGTATAAAGTACCACTTGAAATACCAAAATACTGTAATAAATGCCCTTTTGGGAGATGTTCTTACAGCCTACCTCTACCAAGAGAGATATGGAGAGATAGGGAGTTTTCTAGCATAGATGGAAAATTATGCGAATCAGGAACATATGGATATATTTGTAATATTCAGTTTGGTATATTGGGAATTTATGAGGATGTTGTAAGAGGTAATATCGGAGAAGATATTAAGAAGCCTAGCTGGTGCAGTCTAGATGAAATAAAATAAAGATACTTATGATATATAGAGCGGTATGTGCAAAAATTGCACAGGCCACCGTAAAACGTGAAAGGAGTATAAAACATGGATAAAAATCAAAAACAAAAATTTAAAATAAAGCTAATATCTCTAGATGAAAAGCTAAGGAAAAAACGAAATTTAGAAATGGAAATAAATCGTCGATGGAATGTATTGTTAGGCGAAGAATCATTGACAAATACTGACAGGCATTTAATATCAACAGCTTTAAATAGTCAATTTGGTAGTATTGAAAGCAAAATCAAACAAGAATATAAGAATCACAACAGAGAACTACCAGAGATTTTAAGAGATTGGATATAAGGAGATGGAGAATGAATAATGTTGTTATAGTTGGAAGATTAACCAAGGATCCTGAACTTAGATATATAACAGGGTCAGGAACAGCAGTAGCCACATTTACATTGGCTATTGATAGAGATTATAAAAATAAGGACGGGTCAATTACTACAGACTTCATACCAGTAGAAATTATGGGCAAACCTGCAGAGTTTGTTGCTAACTACATAACTAAAGGCAGGTTAGTAGGGGTTCAAGGATCTATAAGGGTTGATAGGTACGAAACACCGGAGGGAGAAAAAAGAACTTTCACAAAGGTTGCTGGTCGTAACATTCAAGCATTGGAAAGTAAAAATAAGGCAACAAAGAGTGAGGAACCACCAGAATCACCGACAGAGTTTGCTGCAGTTGATGATGATGACGTTCCATTTTAGGAGGACATATGAAAACTAGATTATTGCCAAATGAGTGCGAGTTTTGCGGTGAAAAAGAAATCAAAGAAGAAAGTATTTCAGGCACATTTTATAGATGCTTAAGATGTGGCATGGTTCATGGCGAATTGCATGATAAAAATAATGAATATAGACAAGCTTGGTATAAATTTCAAGGCAGGTGATAAATATTGGGAAAGCTTAGAATTAAAAAAGAATTTTACGAAAGCACAGAAATGATCCTTAGAAATCACAGGGGGATAATTAGACATGTAGGCATTCTTGAAAATACAATGTCTGAAATTAATGAATATAAGACCCGAGGAATAAAGGCGGTGTCTACAGATGGAGTAAGAGTATCGTCCTGTAACGGAGATCCTATTGGTAAGCAGGTTGTCAAAGTTTCTGAGATGATTGAAAAAATTCAAAGGGAAATTAAAGATGAAAAAAAATATATTATCCTTGTTAAAAAAGGGATGGCTGAGTTATCGGACGAGGAGAGGGAAATTATTGAAATGAGATATTTTGACAATATCCCAGATTGTAAGATTGCTGAATTTACAAGCTATGAAAGGTCCTGGGTCCAAAGAAAAAGGGCAGGTGCAGTCCGTAAAATAGCAGTTGCCTTATTTGGGATGAAGTGTCTTGAATTAAATAAGGATAGTTCAAAAATATCAACTAAGCAAGCTGAAAAGTAGCACACTTTTAGCACAGAAATCCTATTAAATCTGTGTTATAATATATTCAAGTCAAAGAGTAAACAGATTTAAAAAGTTATTCATTCTGTAACACAAGGAAAGAGGGAGCATGCTTCCTCTTTTTTATATTTATGAAAATTAAGGAGGCGGTGATATGTGAATTATGTTGAGCCTATAAGAGATAATAACAAGTTGGAAGATATATTGAAATATCTTAAGAAAACCAACTCAAGAAACTATATGTTATTTTGTCTAGGTTTATATACTGGCTTAAGAATATCAGATATCTTAAAGCTCCAGGTAAAACATGTAAAAGGTAAAGATAGCATAAGAATCAAAGAGAAGAAGACCAATAAAAGTAAGGTCATTAAGATCAACAAATTTTTAAAAAAGGAACTTGATCTATATATTGATGGCAAGGAAGAATATGAGTATTTAATATCAAATTCTAAGACAGGTATTGAGCCTGTGTCAAGGCAACATGCCTATAGGATAATTAGAGATACCTGTAGTGGTTTTGGCATTGAAAATGTTGGGACCCATTCGCTTAGGAAGACTTTTGGATATAATTACTATAACAAAACTAAAAATATAGCTATACTCCAAAATATATTTAACCACAGCGAACCATCAATCACTCTTAGATATATAGGCATTAATCAGGACACCATATCTGATGCCTATGAGTCTATGAGTTATTTTTAATTTATATAAAATGTGACATATTGAGTGGGTGTAACATTTAAACTTAAACAGTGAAATATAAAAGTAGTTCAAATATATATAAAATCAATATATGTGGGTTTACTGAAATCTTAAATTTGAAATGTTACACAATATTAGATATGTCACATTTCGAGAGGTGAGATAATGAAAAATTACTCAACCAGAAAGTGGGAGAAAAAAAGAGAAGCAATCCTTAAAAGAGATGGATATAAGTGCATGGAATGCAGCAGAAAGAATATAACAACATCTGCAACTATGGTGCATCATATAAATCCTGCAGATAGATATCCAGATTTGTTTTTGGCAAATGAAAATCTTATATCACTATGTGATGAGTGTCATAATAAAATGCATGACAGAAAACATAAAACTCTATCAAAGCTGGGAAGAAAGTATCAACAGCTTTACTACAGAAAGAGAGAGACTGATAAGATGACTAAGATAGTATTTGTTGTGGGTCCACCTTGTAGTGGTAAGTCGACATATGTTAGGAAGCATATGGGCAAGAATGACATAGTCTTTGACTATGATGAAATATCAAGAGCCATGACCGGATGTGATCTGCATGACAACAATCCATTTATCAAAAAGTATTTGCATGAGTTTAGAAAAACATTTCTGAAGATGCTTGAGGTTGAATCAGAATTTGACACAGCTTATATAATAACAACTCAAATGAGTAAGTATTACTATGACTATGTGCTTTATGACCCAGATGTTGTTATTATGAGGACAACAAAAGAAGAATGTTTGAAGCGACTTTACGAAGACACAGACAACAGAAACATAGAAGAAGTTAGAAACGTCATATTAGCTTACTACAGCGAACAAGAGACACAGTAAATATCCCCCCTACCTAAAAACATAACAAAGGCAGTAGGGACAAAGA